TAATGGACAGGTAGAAGAGAACAAGACCAACTTGACCAAGATAAGTACAGTTGGTTCAATTGGTATACTTGTGATGCCTGTAATCGTATCAATAATAATGAGGTTAGTATAATGGAATGGTTAAACTGGTCTAATGCTGCGTATTTATTAGTAATCATCTTTGGTGCTTGGGGCACTATGGCTGCTACAAGATATCGCATTATTTTTAAAGAAATGAAAGAGGCAGCTAAAAAATATCATGAGGCTGCCAAGGATGGTAAAATTACCGCTAGTGAACAGCAAGCTATAGCAAAAGAGTGCATGGATGTACTATTAGCAGCTGTAAAACTTGTCTGGAAATTTTAGTGCCCAAGTTTGGCAAAACATCCAGAAGGCGTTTAAAGGGCGTTAATACTAAGCTTATTAATGTATTAAATGAGCTTATTAAGATTATGGATGTAACTATAATTGAAGGATTACGCACTGAAAAAAGGCAGCAGGAGCTACTCGAAAAGGGAGCAACAAAAGTTAAATATAGTAAGCACATGGAAGGCAAAGCCGTGGATGTTGCTCCGTATCCTATTGATTGGAATGATCGTGAAAGGTTTCATTATATGGGTGGTATGCTACGTGGTATAGGTCATGAAATGGGAGTAAAGATCCGCTGGGGTGGAGACTGGGATAGTGATGGAGAAATTAAAGATAACAATTTTGATGATTTAGTTCATGTGGAGTTAAGAGATTAATGTACGTAGGAGTCACATTTGAAAATCAAACATCGAGTGATTGTCTTTCCAGACATTCACTTTCCAAAAGAAGACAAGAAGGCATTTGCTTGTGCTTTAAATGTTATAAAGGTGGTAAAGCCTAATGCCTTTCTTTGTCTCGGTGATTTTGTGGAAGGCGATTCTGTTTCTCACTGGCAATGGAGAAGACGAAAACGTCCTCCTATCGAATATCAACTCCCTCTTATATGGGAAGAGATAACTGCAGTTAATGAAGGTTTAGATAAAATAGATGAAGTTCTTAAGAAAGTTAAATGCACTAAAAAGATCATGGTTCAGGGGAATCACGAGATCTGGTTTGACAATTTCGTGGAAGAGAACCCCTATATGCCTCACTTGCTCTCTAGGAGAGCTTTTAAGATAAGTGAACGTGGGTATGAGTGGCATGACTATGGTAAAGTATTTAAACTCTTGGGGAGTAAGCTCTACGTCTATCACGGAGGTCACTATAGTGGAATACACCATGCCAGAACCCATGCCTTACAGATGGGATGCAACATCATCTATGGGCACACTCATGACTGCCAGAAGTCAACCGTCCAGCATATTGACGGAGCACACATGGCACATTCAATGGGATGCTTAACAGATATGACAAAAACATATCTAAAGGGTAGACCCACTAACTGGAGTCATAATGTTGGTATCATTGATATCTTTAGTAATAACAATTTTAATATTGTTGTATTGGATATTGTTGATGGAGTTACATCTTATGGAGGAAAGATCATAAGTGCCTAAACGCATTCATCAGATAAAAGATTTCAGTGGTGGATTAAATGAGCTTCAAGACGCTGCTGACATTAGGGATAACCAGTTATCTCATGTACAGAATCTTATGTTTAACATACATGGATCTATTGGTCCTGCATATTTAATGTCAGATACAACAGAAGCAGCACCATCAGGAAGTGGGAACTTATTAACTAGAGCTACTTATAGTAATCCTTATATAACATCTACGACTTCTGGAGAATCTGTACAGCCCGGTTATGGGCTTGGGTACTTTGAAGTAGACTGGGTTAGAGATCCAGTCACGGTATTAGTAGCAACAGCTGATCAGTCTGGCGGTTCTGAAGATGGATTTAAAGTATTAACCAGTCAAACTGAACTAAATTTAACTGTAAATGGTTCTGGAGTAAATTTATCAACTTCATTTGCAGTAGGCAGTCAAATATTATTAACCGCTCCAGCTTTCCCAGCTAATTCAATAGATCCTAATGGGCAAGGCATATATAAGGTTGTAGCACATAATGGCAACAATCTAATATTGGACAGATCAGTTGTTATTTCTGTGGAAACAGGACAAGTATACTGGGCTGCTACTGTTAAAGGTTTTGCATTTGGTGATAAGATCATACTAATGGCAAATCCCAAAGAGCATACAATTGATTCGTTCTCTTTTAATACTGATTCTGGCGGTGTTGCTACAGTAGATGATACTACACCAACTCCATCTTCTGCATGGCAGGCAAGCCAAAGCCATACTTCTACAGCTCAAACCAGTACTGATGGTAGTGGCTCTAGTATATCGTGTAACATAGCTACTGATGGATCTGGAAATCCCACATTTACGATAGTAGATGGAGGTACTGGTTATGTAGTAGATGAAGAGATTACATTTACAGATCCCGGTAGTACAAGTAATACTGCTGTTTTAGTTGTTGCTACCCTCACTAAGTGGAATAAAAATAGTATAACACTTCGTTCTTCTGAAACAGGAATTGACTCAAAAGTAAAATATTATAAATCAGGAGAAGCTATACGCTGTTGCGATACTGCAGATTTAGGTGATTCTAAAATACAGTGGTATGGATATATTCAAAGAAGGCATTTTCCAGATGCTGGATCAACTACAGATGATAACTCATATTCAGCTTATTATGCAAAAGACAATGATTTAGCTCCTCCAACTGAAAATGATTTAACATCTGCATCAACTGCGAGTCCTGCAAATTTTACTACATATCCAGCTGGTGCAGGCACTGGCTTTGAGTTTAATATTATAACACATACCGATGTAGATGGGGCTATCCCCGGTGCTGTTTATGAATGTGCATCTACATTTATATATGACGGTAATCAAGAATCATTGCCGTTAGTATATGCAAATACACATGATTCAACTTCAAATGATTTAAAAGCTTTATCATTGAACGTATCTGCAAAAGGTCCATATGATCCTAGAATTAGTGGAGGAAGAATATATATCAGGGAACAAGGTACCGACTCTGAATGGATTATGCTTTTAGATTTAGACCTTACTAAAGGCGGGAGGACTAAATTATCAGATGATTATACAACTTGGTTTGATGCTGACAGTTCTACTTATAATTGTCCTACGGCTACTGCTTCTGCAAACTTTGAAGTTTTAGAACTTGGGCTTGTTACATATGAAGTTATAAATGGTTATTCATCTAGTATATTTAGTAATGCTATTGGAGATCAAGGTGAATATTGGAAAGATGCAACCGTTTCTAATGATAGAGTATTTGTATGTAATGTTACTATAAAAGACGAGACTAAAGGTCCAAGCAAATCAAAGTCAACCACCACTAATTTCCCAGATAGGATTCTGTACTCAATGCCGGGAAGATATGATACTTTTCCATATCATAATTATATAGAGGCGGCAAAGGGAGATGCAGATCATTATATAGCTATAGATTCTTTCGCTGATCGTCTATTAGCTTTTAAGCAATATAGTTTAGATATCATAAATATATCAGGAGATGACTATAACTGGTTTCTTGAAAATAGTTATAAGTACCAAGGAGTTATGCATCCTGAAGCTGTAAAGCGTACACAGTATGGTATTGTCTGGGCTAACTTACAAGGTTTGTTTTTATATGATGGTTCTCAAATAAGAAATCTGTCAGAGAAACTAATTAGTGATTCAACATGGTCTAGAAAGATAACAAACGATACAAGCATTATTTATGATGAACAAGAGTCTATGGTCTTTGTAATCAGCGATATGGGTGGCGATGGTTCAACTTATATGTGTGACCTTAAAAATAATTCATTTACTTTTATAGAAAGTTTCGTTCCAGTTGCCAATGATGGTATAACTAATTCTGTAGATACGGAAGATAACAATACTATTATAGCTCACGACGAAGGTGATACTATAGATTTTTATCAATTAAGAAGATCAGCAATAGCACAGGTTCAAACAGAATTTCGCACAAAACAAACTGACTTTGGAGATCCCTCTACCAGTAAAAAGGTCTATGCAGTCTATATTACCTATAAGACTGATAGTGCTTTAACTGGATATTTTACACTTAAAGAAGATGATGGTACGTCCCATGCTTTAAGCGGAACAGTAGCAACAGCCTCAGACTGGGCAACAGTAAAACTTACTCCAACATCTCCTATAACTTGTAATAAAATACTTTTACAAATGGATACTGCTACTAATTCAAGAAAAGTATATATCAATGATATAGGTATTGAATATAGGGTACTTCACAAAAGAGCAGCATAATGGATAGAGTATCAAGATATATCAATAATCAAAAGCAGGATAAGGTTAGAACTGTTAAAGCCCAACCATCAATATCTGCTTTACGTGAAGGTGAAGAAGTATTATATCATGGTACAAATAAGCCACTTAGGAGATATCGTAAGCAGAACGGCATTCTATGGTATTCTGATATGACTCGTGATGGCAATGAGCATGTAGATAAGAACCTTACTGTTAAAAATAATGCAACTATAAGTGGTGATATAAATGCGAATGGGAATATAATTGGTGATGATACCACAGACATTACTAATATAAACCAGATTCAATGTGACGAGATTCTTCATGATGGCGATACTGATACAAAAATAACTTTTACTGACGACCAAATAGATTTTTATGCTGGTAATATAAAGATATTAACAATAGATGAGGCTGGAGCTGATACTGCTATATTTAATGAGGATGGTGTTGATGTAAATTTTAGAATAGAATCTTTAAATGATGTAAATATGTTTAAAGTAGATGGTGGGACTGATGTAGTTTTAATAGGAAGGAGTTCACGAGCGGCTACTAACAAAACTCCTGTTCTCGAAATTGATGGTTATGTATCTTTTGATGGATTTGTTTCACGTGATGGTACTGGCGCAAGCACAACAGGGGATAATGGCAATAATATTAT